TTCAAGTCAATGATAGATATTATCATCAAACTGAACGAGTGTCAAATGTAATAAATGCACTGAAGAAACTTGTTGAAAAGTACGGTCATCGTGCTAAGAAAGCACAAGCACAAGAAGTTGATTGGAAAGCTCTTTCACATGCTATTCGTATTGCATATCAAGCATGTGAAATCTTAGAGAACCATCAGCTTGAATTCCCATTAGATATGGCAGATGCTTTGTTGAAAGTCAAACGTGGGCATATTGCATTTGATAATGCAGTGGGTATTTTTGAAATGCTAAATAACAATATGGAAGAATTATTGAAAACGACAACTCTTCCAGAAAAAACTCCAGAACTTCGAGAAGAATTTGAACTCTGGCTTATCAAAAAACTTAAAGAATTCTACGCAATTTGGTAATAACAAAAGGGAGAACAATGTTATACGATTATGGGTGTCCAAACTGCGGACATGAAAAAGAAATAAATCACAAAATGAATGATACTACTCAACATCATTGTGAAAAGTGTGATACAATAATGAAAAAAATCATTCGAGCCTCTGCTTTCAATTTACGTGGAGCAGGTTGGCATTCTGGTGGTTTTAGTGCAAAATCTAACAAACTTAAATAATATGAACATTTCAATTGAAGGTTGTATCGTTGCCATTGCTATCTATAGTATTGCAGTTCCGGCATTAGTTGCTTTAGCACTATTGACTGGATTTGTATTCTGTTTTATTGTTGGTCCATTCCCGGTATATCGGTTTTTCAAAAATGCTTTCTTTGTTAGAGAGGAAAAACATATTATATGTTAGATATGACTTTCACTATTCTTGATATCATATTAGAAACTATTGCAGTTATTATTGGCGGTTTCTTTTTAATTTGTATTTTTGTTATTACTGCTATTGGTTTTGCTATTCAAGATATTATCAAAGAAGTATGGAAAAAATTCAATTATTACTATTATCAATTTAGGTATAAATTATGAAAGCTGCTATCGATAGTTTTATATATATGTATGTTTTAGGATATGCTCCTTCAGCTGAATTTTCTGCAATACTTTCATATCTTTGTGCTGTTGACAATCTTTTTATAGCATATCTTTATCATGACGAAATCTAATTCCCTACATCATCGAACTTTCATTATTGATTTAGATGATACAATATCACATACATTCAATAGAGATTGGGATAATGCAACTCCTGATTTAGAAGTTATTGATAAAATCAATCAATTATTTGAAGATGGTTTTCAAATTTGGATTGTGACCGCTCGGGGAATGCTTTCTTGCAATGGCGATATTGCGTTACGTGAAAAAACTTATAGAACAAGTATTGAAACGTGGCTAAGAAATCATAATGTTCATTATCATGTTCTTTCGTTTGAAAAAGTGTTAGGTGCATATTATGTCGATGATAAAGCATTATCAGTAAATGATTTCAAGAAGAGGTCATTCAAAATCCTCCACGGTCTTTCTGGCACTGACGTCTTTATTACTGATGAACAAGTTGTTAGTAAAACATGTGACAATGCACTTTCTGTTGCAGCCTGGCATGAACGTGCAAAAGATTACCAAATCGCCGTTCCTGAAGTGCATTCAGTTATTGGCAAAACCCTGAACATGGAGTTCATAAAAGGTCATAAGTATAACCCTGGAACTTTCATACATAAGTTATATCGACAAATCCGAGAGTTTGTTGAATATGATCCAATGAATTTTTTTGACTTCGGAACATATATTGAAAGAGTAAAAGAACATTTAGACCAAAGTGAATTATCACTAACTGCCCAACGTATCATTATACAAGAACTTGAAAAAATTGAAAGTATGATGAATAATTCAAAAAGTTTTTGTCATGGTGATTTTTCAATCGATAATGTTATTGTTACAAGTCAAACATGGTATCTGATTGACCCTAACCCAACTGATTATTCAAGTTGGATGTTAGATATGTCTAAACTATTGATGTCTCTTGAAAGATTTGAATATGAAAAAGATTATAAAGTAATCGAAGAGAAGTTGTATAAAGACGTTTACGGGATTGCATGTACTAACAAAGCTAATGCTATTTGTGGTATATTGAAACTTTCACATTGGGTTCGTATTCTCAAATACATACGATATCATCCTGAACAACAAGAACTATATCGAAAAGCACTTTCGGTAATTGAAAATGGAATTCACTATTTATGACACTAAAGCCATTAGAAATCATAGAACGAGAACGTAAAGCTGGTCGAAAGATTGGCTATACTTGTTCAACCTTTGACGTATGTCACTCTGGCCATATTGCAATGTTAGCTGAGTGTAAAGCTCATTGTGACTTTTTAGTTGTTGGGTTGTTATCAGACCCTACTATAGACCGTCCATCAACTAAGAACAAACCAATCCAATCACTATTTGAACGATGGGTTCAAATTCAAGCCATTTCATATATTGACTTAGTATTTCCGTTTGAGTCAGAAAATGATTTACGAGATAGTTTGTTAGTTATCCGTCCAGATATTCGATTTGTTGGTGAAGAATATCGAGATGTTGATCATACAGGTAAAGACTTGGTTGATATTGAAATGTTCTACAATACTCGTAAACATTCTTTTTCCACAACTGAATTACGACAACGAATTGTTTTAGCGGCTCAACAAAAAGAAAAAGCTGCACAGAAGGTCAGTATTCCAATCTCTAAATAATCTCTCTATATGAACAAACCTACTATCTATCTTGACCTTGATGGAGTTCTTGCTAACTTTGAAAAAGCGGTTATAGCACTCCACGGACCAAACTATAAAGACTTACATCCTGTTACCTTTTGGAAACCTATCACCAAAGAAATTGACAACTTCTTTGCAAAACTTGATCCATTGCCAGGAGCTTTTGAACTCTACGATTATGTCTGGGGTATTGATGGGTATGATGTAAAAGTTCTAACTGCACTACCACGACCTGAAGGTAAAGCAATCACTGCTGCTCAGGATAAGACTGATTGGGTGCATAAATACGTTGACTCAAATCTTGAAGTCATTACAGTAATTGGTGGAAAGAATAAAGGTAAGTTTGTCAAACATAAAGAAGATATCTTGATTGATGATTTACCTCGAAACATTGATGTATGGACAGAAGCTGGTGGGATAGGCATTCTGCATACTTCTTATATTAATACAATTCAACAATTAGAACAACTCATATATGTATAAAATCGGTTTAGCTCATCTCGGAAAATCAAAAAAGTTTGAACGTGAAGTATCTCATGTCGATAATGATTTCCAAACTTTAGTTGTCAATCTTTCTCGTAATAATCCGGACGATACTTTCTATTGTTTACAATGTAGAGGAGATGCTTCTAACAAAAGAATGTTTCCGCATCAGAATGTTGTCTTTATACCATCTTCAAAAGATGCAGATAACTTTATCAATAAAGATCCAGAGCTTGACCTTTTTGTTATGTATACAGGTGTCTCTGCTCCAGGTGTCAATATCGACAACATGACAGTTGATAAGAATGATCCGTCTAAAAGACAACGTATCAAATTTGAAATGGTCTTACGATACTGTTCGCCGATACTGAAGTGGCTCAATCATTCAAAAGTTCCGTATATTGCATTTTCGAATGATCCGCGTAATGGAGAACTTAGAGTATTAGATTTGCATCATCGTCCATTTAGACATTTTGCTCAAGCAAAATGGACAGTTGAACTACCAAAGATGATATCATATGATGATAGAACTAAAGTTTTGTTTACTAGCAATGTTGAGTATTGGCCAATAGAACAAATCAAGTTATGTGATATTGATACTTCTAATCGTGATACTTATGATAAGCATACTTTGTTTGGTATTATCTGTAATGAAGGTTCAGAAGAATATGAAAGACAAGGTGTCAATCAAAGATGGCCTATTCTAAAAGATTGGATACTATCAACTGATAATGAAGATATTGAAATCTATGGAAAATGGCATGAAAAGTATCTCCAACAAGATGCAAGAATGAAAGGAAGCATTCCTTTTCTAGAACTTCAAGAAAAGATCAAACATTGGAAATACTCACTATGTATTCCTATCAAAGATGGTTGGACAACCGGAAAATACTGTGAATTAGTTCAACATAAGATTGTCCCATTCTTATATCCTGGATATGACTCTGATAACTTGGTAGAGTTCCCAGAAATACTTAGACTTCAAAAACCTGAAGATTTGTGGGAACGAATTTTGTTTTTAGAAGAAAATACAGATGAGTATGAAGCACTTTGGAAACAATTGGATAGTATGTTTCTAAATGAAGATATTCTTACTGGAAAGTTTGTCAATGAATTCATATATTCATTTATAACTGACGATTATCAATTTGAATATGTTCCACCTAAATATAGAAAATGGACAGATTTCTTCGACTCCGCTATTCTAAAGTTTTAGGATAAACGTTTCAAATGAATTTCAATTCCTTCAGATATTGGTAAAACTCTTTTTCGTTTTACCTTTATTTTATTATGTTCGGGATAATAAAATACTCGACCAACTACTCGAGCAATATTATTGATTGCAAATGTCTTATAGAATGGAATAGCTAAATTGGATAATCCTTTTTTTGCTAATTGGATACTAAATTGATATTTAGCTGAAGCTTCATAATACCAAAATATAGCTTCAGAAATTAGTTCTTCGGGAGAGATACCTTGTTGAGCAATATGATTATCTAATACAAATGCTTTTACTTCAGTATTAGTAATGTTATCAACTATGCATGTATATTCTTGTCTATTATACTCAATCATTGAAAGTAAATATAGATTGTTGAGTGTTTCAAGATGATCGATTATTAGAGGAGGTATTCTTTTTTTCATTTATTGTTATTCCATTTTATTATAAACAAGATTAGTTTATTTATAATAAGAATAAAAACAGTTTACATTTTTGTAGATTTAGTGTAAAATTTTCCTAAAGTAGACAAATGGAGATAAATGTGACGGTTGAAAATGATACAAAGATAATGGAAAGTCCAAGCTACGGGTCAGCAGTTTGGCGATATCTTGGAACAATGAGTGTCATGACATTTGATGCTGAGGAAGATGGTGAAGCTCAAGCATGGTTAGAAGCTCATCCCAAACATAATTTCAGTTCATTACAAGTTGTTAGAACAGATCAAGATGGTATTTTTCAAGTATGGGTTCCGCTAAAACGGGATAACACTGAATGGGAATACACTGGAAGGACTGTCATTTATCAAAAGATCAAAAAAGGGGATTACCCTGGAGCGGCAACTGATAAAGAAGTCATTAGATGGTTCAAGAAAGCTGAACGATTTATGACTGATGTCAATGATGAAATAATTGATGCTATCTATGATACTGTAGAAAAAGAAACTCAAATAAAAGAAGCTACCACCACTAAAATGAGTAGTAATAAACCAATCATCACGACAAAACAATATCCAGCTAAGAAAGGAACTAGGTAATCATATATGGCATTTATCTATACATTAGACATCAATACATTTAAGCTAAAACATTATACTTCAACTGAACAAGGTGATATTCTGGTGTCAGATAAATTGAACGTTAGTCATGTTCCTTTACTTGATAAATCACAAATAGAAGATTTATCAAAAGAATATCCACATTCCGATACGTATCATACTAAAGATCATTTCATTTATTCAGACATTCATCGTCACGATGACAAAGAAGCAAGGTTGATCATCAAAGGTGAAGGTTTGTTCTATGTTCCATTAGAACAAGAATTGTTAGTGGTTCAAGCTATAACTGGTGATTTGATAAAAATTGAACCAAAAATCGATCATTGGTTTTCTACATCTGGTGAATTGATGGCAGTTCGCTTTTTCTCGGATGAGCATGGACATGTTTCACTGAAGCCTTCTCCTTCTCGTGCAGCAGTTAAAGCACATCATCATTTTGAAAAAGGTTTGAACATTTCATTTTGATTGTGATATAATAGCACTATTGAATTGACACAGTATAAGAAAGAGGATCACACTAAGATGTCTACTAACAAAAAACATTATGATGAAACTATTGCGTCTAAAGAAGAACTTGACGAAGAACAAGTTATCAAACTTTTACTTAAGTTTGATGATGCTTACTTCAACGACGAAGAACTTGTTGATGATAACATGTATGATGAGCTCAAACGTTATGCTCAAATTACGTATCCGAACAATGGATACTTCAAACAAGTTGGGTCAGCTGTTCGTGGTGCAGAAATCAAACACTCTAATCCTGTTGGTGGATTGAACCAAATCCATGACGGTGAATTAGAGAAAGCTTGGTTAGTCAAACATCGCAAAAAGCAACATATCATTACGGAAAAACTGGATGGGGCATCTGGTACTCTAACATATGTTGGAGGTCAACTACGGTGTGCTGCTACTCGTGGTGATGGAGTATATGGTAAAGATATTACTCGTCATGTTCTAAACATTGTCAATATCCCTAAACAAATTACGGACACCGGTGTTGTTGATATTCGTGGGGAATTGATTATTCGTAAATCAAATTTTAACGCGATCAAATTCATTCTATTACAAACCAAAGGTCGTGAATATAAGAACCTTCGTAATACTGTTAATGGATTGCTAAATGCTAAAGACATTCCTGAACCAGTATATCCATTCATTGAATTTGTTGCATACGATATTTCAGGTTCAAAACTCAATAAATCAGATCAATTAGATCTTTTACATACAAAAGATGGTTTTCAAGTTCCAAGATACATCTATACAACTGATATTCGAGAAGAAGTTCTAACAAATACTCTAAATCATTTTAGAAAAGATGCAATTTTTGAAATCGATGGTATAGTAGTTGAGCTTGATGAATATGCTGACCGTGTTGATTTGTTTCCAACAGTTGCTGATCCAAATCCAGAATATGCATTCAAATGGAAAGTAAGTGATGATGATAACTTAGCAATAGGAAATGTGATTGGTGTTGAATGGAATATCTCTAAACATGATATGATGAAGCCTGTAGTTTTGATTGAACCTGTTGATATCAACGGTATCACTGTTCAACGTCTATCGGGGTTCAATGCAGCATTCATTTTCAACTCTGGTATTGGACCTGGTGCTCAAGTCAAATTCACTCGTTCTGGTGATGTCATTCCTCACATACTTGAAACGGTTGTGAAAGTTGAACCTGCAATGCCAGACATTGATTGGGAATGGAACGAAACTGAAGTTGATGCTATTGCAATTGAAAGCACTCCTGAAGCTCATCTTCGCCGATTGACATACTTCTTCACAACATTGAAAGTGGATAACTTGAAAAGTGCTTCACTTGAAAAGTTGATTGAGAATGGTTTTGACACAATTGAAGAAATCATTGCAATGACTAAGAATTCTATCATGGACATTCTTGGTAAAAACGGTGAAAAAGTTTATGACAGTTTACATTCACAGTTATCTAGTATAGAATTAGACATATTGATGGGAGCTTGGCCATACTTCGGCCGAGGGTTTGGTGTTCGTAAATCCCGTGCTCTTTTACTTGGTGTAAGTGATTGGACTACTTGTTCAATTGATGAGATTGTAAAGGTTGAAGGGTTTAGTGATAAGACTGCTTTAGTCTTTTTGAAAGATCGTGAAAGATTTGAAACTTTTGTAGAATGGTTGAGTGAGGCATACAATTATCGTATTCCTGTTCCGGCTATTTCAGTTATCGAAGGTTCTTTATCAGGTATTAGTTTTGCATTCACTGGTGTTCGATTGAAAGAAGAAGAAGCAAGACTAGAAAAGCTTGGTGCCATCATTCACGATGGGGTAAAGAAAGACACTACTTATCTCGTAGCAAAAGATCCAAATGCGTCAAGTAATAAACTTGACAAAGCTAGAAAGCAAGGTACTAAAGTAATTGGTATCGAAGAACTGAAAGAGATGAAATGAAGATTGAAGAACTTTTGGAACAAGATGATGTAAAAGTTTCAATCAATGGGAAAATCAAATGTTAGATGTTATTGAAATTTTATCAATGTTGGAGAAAATATAATGAGATTATACTGCTTTACGAATATGTACCTATCAAGTATTCAAAATGGTATTCAACCTTTACATGCTACAGTTGAATTGTTTTTGAAGTATTCTACTAATTCTAGTATTCAAAGTAAGTTGCTGTATGATTGGGCAAACTTTCATAAAACAGTCATTGTGCTGAATGGCGGACCAACCGAAAACTTTTTCGGCATTGACGAAGTTGTTTCTCAAACGGAATATCCTTATGCTTCATTTTATGAACCTGGTTTGGGTGGAGCATTGACTTGTATTTGTGTTGTGGTTCCAACTAAAATCTACGATCAAAAATTTGCAGCAGACTTAACGGATTATATAAAAGTAATTTTGGGTGGTGGGTCTGCTAAAAATATTCCATGGGCAGATGATTATACTGAAGAAGAAATCGAATTGGTTGAACTGATCAAATCATGTTCATTAGCTAAATAACGGGGAAATATAAGATGATTGATCAAATGACAGCAGAAGCAAATGAATTGTACCATAGTCTTTTTGTAGACATACAAAAGCTAAATGTACTTCCTATCGAACAACAGGCTTTAGTATTACAAACTCTTTTTTCAAAAGTTGATATGAAGTTTAGTGTAATTGCTGAAGGTGCATACAGAACATTGGAGAGAGTTTCTTGAAAATCAATAAATCTATTACACATTTCCGCTTACTATCAGACTTACATGTCGAATTTACGGAATATCTTGATATTCCTTCTTTACCTGAAGATAAAACAACCTTACTTATCTTAGCAGGTGACATTCATGTTGGCGAAAAAGTAGTTCCATATCTTGAGTCTCTTGCATGTCAGTTTGGTCATGTGTTATATGTTTTTGGTAACCACGAGTACTATCGTCAAAACTTTACTTACCTTCAAGCCAAAGTCCAAGAAAAGTTAGATGACTTGTTTGCAGTAAATGGTTTAGAATATAACATAACGATTGTTGCTGATGTTCCTGAGATACTTGAATTTGATAATGCTCGAGTATTAGCTGGAACTCTCTGGACTGACATGAATGGTGGTGATCCACTTACAAAACTTGAAGTGGCAAATTACTTGAATGATTATGCTCTAATTCGTATTCGTACAAGAAAATTGACACCAAACGATACCATGAAAGTTTTTCGACATACGGTGAAAGGTTTTGATAAAGAACTTTCAAAACCTTTCGATAAAGGTCCAACTATTGTGGTCACTCATCATTTGCCTTCTGATGGTGCAATTGATCCACGATATCAATTGGAAACTAATCAACGTGTCAATGCTGGATATCGTTCCGACCTTGACGATTTTATCATGAAACATCAACCTGATTACTGGTGTTTTGGTCATTCACATTCAACAACTTATAAAGAAATGGGTAAGTCCAAACTTATCAGTAATCCTCGTGGATATCCAAAAAGAACAGCCATGCGAGTAAAGTTAGCTGATGAACTCGATGATTGCACAGACTTCGAAAATCCAAATTTTGATCCGTTATTTCGTATAGCGGTTTGAATAATGTTGTATAATAGCAACATGTAACGACGTACCACACACAGCTGATAAATGCTGATTTTTATATTTTAATCAATACAAACACGGAGAATGAAAGATGAGTGCCCAAACTTACGAACAATCTTTTTATGCAGTTTTGAACCAAGATACCGGTGAATACTTTGCAGGGTTCAATCCCGATGCAGGTAAAGCGGAAACATCAACTTCCCCATTGGGTGCTAAATTGTTTAGCAATAAGCATGATGTAAAACTTCGTCCAAATGAAAACTTAGTGGAATTGACAATCAAAGTAAGTAACGAAAATACTTTGGTATCAGAACCATTTCGTCCTCGTAGACGTGAAAAGAAAGTTATCTCGAAATAAACTTTCCTAAAACCAGCAATCCATAGATAATATGTACGGGATGATAATGTTCTGTACATATTATCTTATACTTATATTCTATATGGAGATTGTTTTGTTATGGTTTTTGAACGAATTGAAGCTAATAAACTTTCAGATTTATCTATCAAAATAGATGAATATCTTCAACATTGGAACCCTAAGTTATTTGATACTGATGTGGCAGAACCAAAATGGGATAAAAGAAAAGGTGAATGGGTTACTACTATTACTCGACAGGGAGAGTTACTAAATGAAGCTAAATGAATTATTTGATGTAAGTGGAAAAACACTTACGTTGAAAGACATAAAGAATACTGAAGGACTTGCAAAAAAGTTACATACTTCAGTTGAAGAACTAAAGAAGTTTGATAATCAAGAATTATTGACTATTCTTCAAAACATTGGTTATCATGATTTTGCAGATGATACTCAATTTGATCAGAAAGAACTAAAGCTTGGTATCAAAATAGAACGAGAACATACTAATAGTGATTTAGTTGCTCGACTTATAAGTTTAGACCACTTATCTGAGTTACCGGATTATTATTCAAAATTAGAAAAGATGGAAAATGAACAACGTCGTCGGTGATAAAGTCTATGCAAAACATGACATTATTCAAGGATCTATTGATGGATTTCCTTCTTTTTTGTTAGCTAAGAAAGGTGAAGAATTGACCATTATAGTCATTGATGAAATAAAAACAATATGGTCAATTCTTGTTATGAATACTCTCAATGAAGCTTTTTGGGTTAGCGAAGTAGAAATAACACATGATAAAATATGAAGATCTTCCAGCTAATTGTCTTCCTGATTATCCATACATTACGGGTGTAAAACTAAATGGCTTCATCGTCTGATAAGATAATCAATTTCGAAGAATTTCAAGCAATTGCTAAAGCAGAAACAGCTACAGGTTTATCACGAGATGCTTCTCTTTTTGTTCAAGCAATAGTGGAAACATTTGCTCAAATGTCAGTAATTGATAATTCTCTCGCTGCAAAAGCTGGAGAGCGGGCATTGAAAGGGTTAGAACCTAATCCATGTTTCAATGCAGTTTGTTCATCACATGGTAATGAACCGACACGACATAACTTTTGCAAACAGGGGTATCATTGTCACGAATGTCTATTCCGAATGACATCTCCACCTCCAATTGAAATGAATTACCATGAACATATGCCTAATCACCAAGAAGCACTTGATCTTCTTGAAGCAAATGGTTTATTAGATGGTCCAATAAAAGAAGCTATTGACGAAGCTCAAAAATACTATCTTGAAAAACCATCCAATTTCAATGAACGAATGGAAACTGAAATCAATGGATTGCCAATGTGGAAAGCTGAACTTTGTATCAAAAATGCATTTAGACATATATATGAGTCTAATGAAGTAGAAAACTCTCATCGAGAAGTTCTTTATTATTGGGATATTATTATCGCACGGAATGCATTAGTCGAAATTGAAAAAGCACTGGGAATTTTCCCAAATATCAAACTTAGGTGAATATATGAATACAGTAGAAATCGAAACTAAATCAAAACCTGCAAAACATGGCGATTATGTTGTTGCAAGAATTGACGAAAATGGACAACCTGCCGAACAATACTTGGTTATAGGTGCTAAGTTTCCTACATTATATGATGTCAACTCAGCAGTGTATGACCAAACTGGTTGGCTAAAATACAAAGTTATTCCGCAGGATAGACTTGCTTTAATTTGGACACCTGAATTGCAAGATCTGTTAGAGATTAGAAATCAATATGAAGTTTTTAACAGAGAAGTTTTGTCACAAGCACAATTAGTTTATTTTATCGGGCTTATTCCTTTCAAACATTTCAGAAAAGTTAAAAAACATTCAGAAGTTCTTGTTCGTCATGCTGAAGTAGATGAAGTAGTTGTTACTAAAGTAGTTGCAAATGATAGTCCATTACTTTTTGAATTTGAAGCTACTTGGGATGAAAGAATGCCGGTGAAAATGAATGACGTGTTGATCGTTCTTGACGATGAAATCTATAGAATTGCTAGACATGAATTTGATTTGACTTATGAAATGAAATAATGACAATAAGTAAAAGATATATCACAGTTCTTACAGGTGCAGGAGTTTCTGCCGAAAGTGGAGTTCCAACTTTTAGAGATAGCAATGGCTTATGGTGTAATCATAAAGTTGAGGATATTGCTTCTTGGAGAGGGTGGGAAAGAAACCCTGAACTTGTATGGGAATTTTACAAGAAACGATACGATGATCTAAAACAGGTTCAACCAAATCAAGCTCATATTGAGCTTGTCAAATTGGAACAATTGGCTGAGCAGTATGGTTATGAGTTTCTTTTGATTACTCAAAATGTTGATGGTCTTCATCATCTTGCTGGTTCTAAGAAAGTAGTAGAACTGCATGGTGACCTGCGAACATTACGTTGTGAGAATTGCAAGTATCAGACTAATGCTAGTAGCTATTGGGAAACAACAACAATTCCTAGATGTCCAATGTGTGATAATCATTTACGAGTAAATGTTGTCTGGTTTGGAGAAGAACTACCACTTGATCCATATTATGCAGCTGAACATGCAATTGAAAACTCAGATTTATTGATGGTAGTTGGAACAAGTGGTGAAGTATATCCAGCTGCTGGGTTCGTTAGAATGGCCAGAAGTAGAGGAGCTACAATTTGTGAATGCAATATCAAACCTGCTTTCTTTCAACATCAGTATGACTTTGACAATAATGGCTATAGATGTTTTAGAGCTAAGGCAAGTATAGGTGTTGGACTTGCAGTTCTTGACATAAAAAACTTTCTGATTTCGAAGTCTAAAAAGTAGTAATGTAATCATACTGTAACAATCATATGATACAATTATTCTTTTACTACTTTTGAAAACAGTCAAATGAAAAAATCTTATCTTCTAACAATAGCGATAACTTCCATTCTTTCGTCTAATGTATCTGCTCTTGACTTATATGTCGATAAAACCTCTGGTCAAATTTATGCAGAACCTGGTACAAATCGTGATAAGCTCGGTTCTTTTGAAAGAATTGAAGATATCCATAAAGATGTTGCTTCAATCAAACAAGACCTTGAGCTAAAGGCAAATGAGCTAAAAGCTCTCGAAGAACATGTTGTTGCTACACGTGAAGAAAAATCAAATAATGATGAAAAATGGTTCAATAAGATCAATCTTAGAGGTTATACTCAAATGCGATATAACCAACCTTTGAACGGTAATCATCCAACTAAAGACGATCCCAAAAATGGTGGTGAAGCTTCAGAAGTTAAGTCTACTGGAGATAGTTCAATAGGTGATAATACTAACTTTTCATTACGACGTGCACGTCTTGTCTTTTCTGGAGATATTACTGAATATGTCTCTATGTATCTTCAAACTGATTTCGCTTCATCAAATGGCGACTTACATTTTGCCCAATTACGTGATGCATATTTTGATTTGCATTTTGATAAAGCTCATGAATATCGAATTAGAGCAGGTCAATCTAAAGTTCCATTTGGATGGGAAAACTTGCAGTCTTCGCAAAACCGTATAGCGTTGGATCGTAACGACGCTCTGAACAGTGCGGTACCGAGCGAACGGGATTTAGGTTTGTTCGCTTATTGGACCCCATCTGATGTTCAAGCATTATGGAAAAGTTTGAGCAAAAAAGGCTTGAAAACTTCAGGTGATTATGGTGTTCTTGGGTTTGGTGTTTATAATGGACAAGGAACAAATAAAGCAGAAGTCAATGACAATCTTCACATGGTCTTACATTCTACCTACCCATTCAAGTTAGGTTTTATAGGTATGCCAGAGCAAGTTGTTGAAGTTGGTGTTGATGCTATGACTGGTCGCTATAATAAGAAACCTGAAGAATACTACTATGAAGGCAAAAAGCAAAAAGCACCAACTGCAGATAAAGGTTCTAAGAATGATAATGCAGAAGATAGAGTTGCAGTTCATGCAATCTTATTTCCACAACCTTTTGGATTACAAACTGAATGGACATGGGGTGCGGGTTCTACTCTAAATCCAGAAACCAATACAATGGGTCGTGAAGGTTTGAATGGTGGATATGTTCAAGCGATGTATAAGTTTGATAAGTTGATTTTGCCCAATGACTCAATGATGCCATATATCAAGTGGCAAACATATGATGGTGCATGGAAGGCTGCAGCTAATGCTCCACGAGAAAATGTCAATGAAATAGAAGCTGGTGTTGAGTATCAGTTCAATAAAGCGGTTGAATTGACAGTTGCATATGCTCACATGGATAGAACAAACATTGCAAAAGCAACTAGTAGTGATTTCTTAAAACAAGCTTCAGGTGATTTCATAAGAACTCAATTACAAGTAAATTACTAAAAAGATTATTCTAAATAAATAGACATATTACACATATCATTTATAAGGATAAATATGTCGTCATCAATTTTATTACAAGAACTTCTTTCTATTCGAACTAACGATGTTTTATTTGAACGCGTAGACCACATGCTTGATGGTCTACGTACTCATTTTTCTAATGAAAACAATCCTGACCCGGTAAAAGTTTTTTCAAGTGAAGATCTTGAAACAACTGCTTATCAACTTGCGGGGTTGAACTTCATCTTCGATCAAGAAAAGAATGTAAGTGATAAACTTCCAGAGTTCAAAGATGTTCGTCTTCTTCATACTTTCATGAACGAACTTGATGAACCTCGCGAAAGAAAATTGTTCAACAATAGAACACAGACTGCTGGCGAATTTTTGACCTTTATTGGAAAGAAGTATGGAAGTTCTGATGGCAAAAATCTTTTGAGGTTATTGACTAATTTGAAAAAGCACGAAAGTGTCATGAAAAGTAGCGATGCGATTGTTGCCTATGTTTCAAAGCTTGAACATAAGTTGCAGACTTTTAATCAAACTGTTAGGTAGTTATCACTTTTACTTGTTTACATCATGAGTAAACCGTGATATTATTATCTACAGAAACAGAGGAGGATTATATGTTGCTCATGAATAAGAGTTTGATGCATCTTACAGAAAATGCATTATCATTATGTTTACCTATGGATACTAATTTTGATGATTGGTGTTATGATAATGGCATTTATGAGCTTCCATCAAATGGGTCAATCTTTGGAACTAAGTTAGGGATTACCTATAAAGATTTAGATAAAGTTCATCGATTTGATTTAGCATATCAATGTGGTAAATTGAGTGATGCTTTATTGAAAAAACGAATTCCTGTGTTAGCATTGATTGCAAAAATGATTTTGTATTTGAAAAACTATTTGATAGATTTTAGATATCGACATGTTGATTTCAATCAGGATTTGGATTTAGAATTGTAGCAAAAGAATTCACTGTATGTAAAAGTACAGTAAAACATTGATTAGGAAATGTATTGTGGACGCGGGTTCAATTCCCGCCGTCTGACTATTTTGTACCAACTCCTATAAATAGATTAAGTCTTATGATAGAAGAGTACAAAATAAATGAGAAAGCCGAAAAAATATCACTACATTTATAAAACAACTAATATAATAAAAAATTATTTTTATATTGGAATGCATTCTACTGATAATTTAGAAGATGGTTATCTAGGTAGTGGAAAAAGAATATTATATTCTATAAACAAATATGGAAAAGAAAATCATAAGTTTGAGATAATAGAATTTCTTACATCTCGAGAAGAACTAAAAATTAGAGAAAGAGAAATTGTAAATGAAGAAATGTTGGCTAATCCCCAGTGTATTAATTTATGTATTGGGGGGGATGGTGGGAATGGAACTAGAAATTGGTCCGAAGAAACTTATAAAAAAGTAAATAAAACTTCTTGGGGAAATTTATATTTAAATGGTTTTAATCCTGATAATTGGTCAAAATTGACCACAGAAGAATATGAAATTCGGAGACAAAAACATTCGAATGCTGCATTAGGAGAAAAGAATGGAATGTTTGGTACAAGTATATATATTGACCCAAACTATAGTGGAAGTATTCCAAATAGTAAAATTTTAAATTCCTGGAAATTTAAAATTGGATGTCAACCTGAAGGTTGGATTTTATTGAGTGAATTTCGAGATAACAAAAAATCAAAAAACTCAAGTTATGGAAGAAAATGGTATAATGATGGGCATAAAAATTATTTTTTATATCCAATTGATGCTGAAAATAATTCCTCTCTTGAAAAAGGACGAATTGGTTTATTATTTGCAGTTCGCGCAGCAGCGTGAGAACTGATTGGGTTTGATTATAACCTGAATGATCAACTATAGTCCGGTATGGGGAGCTTCTTATGTTCCCCTATCGTTATTTCAACTCTCTTTCATAAACAAATATGCGTTTATTTGGATTATCATTATTTGAAGATGCTAACAAAAATGATGATAAAACCTTCTTTCCAGAGCTCTGGTTTGAAGGTTCTGGTATTGACTTTGATTTAGAGACTGATACTTCTATTCAACAAATGTTTAGTGACCATCAGCTTCCATATGTAACCGATCTTGAGCATCTATTTACTGATGACTTTTGGGAAATTGTCAATGAAGATCTAAAGTTTCATTGATAGTTTCAAGTATAAATAGTAGTATGTCGTTCATTACTATTATTCTATATGTCATTCTTCAGCTTTATATCAGATTTCTTCAAACCAGAAACTAAACCCGTTCCAACTAAAATCTTGTTCATTGTCAAACAACGAACCCTGCCCCATTATGATCAAGCAGGTCGTACAGTTTCAACCGGGCTAAAAAACTCTGCTCAATTTGTTGTAAGCATGTTGAACTCATCTCGTGATATCAATGTCAATGCTAAACTTGCTGAAGTTATTGATAACAATTGTATTGATCGTGAAGTAACTTTGTTCAAACCTGACATTGTTATCATTGAAGCTCTTTGGGTAGTTCCTGAAAAGTTTCAAGTATTGCAAAAGATACATCCTAAAGTTCAATGGATAGTACGACTTCATTCAGATACTCCGTTTATTGCTAATGAAGGAATAGCAATTGAATGGATACGTCGTTATGCTCCATTTTCTAATGTCAAGATTGGTGCTAATAGTGAAAGAATTTACCAAGAACTTCAACCTATTATTGGTAAAAGAAACTTAGTATTACTTCCAAACTATTATCCAATTCCACCTGTCATACCATCATTCAAGAAACTTTCCCCAAAGGGCGAAATCAATATAGGTTGTTTTGGGGCTATTAGGCCAATGAAGAACCATCTTATTCAAGCTCTTTCTGCAATTCGTTTTGCCGAAGAGAAAGGTCTCAAATTGAACTTTCATATCAATGGTAACAGAACTGAAGAAAAAGGTGATCCTGTTCTAAAGAATTTACGTTCGTTATTTTTCAATAGCAAGCATTTATTAGTTGAACATCCATGGAAAGATCACAACGAGTTTTTGAAGACTGTTGAATTGATGGACATTAGCATGCAAGTCAGCTTATCAGAAACTTATAACATCGTCATGGCAGATAGTGTTATTCATAGTATCCCAGTTGTAGTATCTCCCGAAATCAATTGGGTAAATGTTATGTTCCAAGCAAATCCTACAAGTAGCTATGATATCGTAAAAACACTACATCGAGCATGGTCTGGAAGAAAGCTCAGACTTCAAAGGTTGAACCTATGGGGCTTAGAAGAATACAATGAATGGGCTCGTCATAGTTGGAAATCAATGATTAAACTGTTATCAAGGTAACAGTTTGAAAAGTTAGTCTATTTACAAAGTCGAAAAAAGGTTTATTATATACCCGTAGTAAAGAAAATCAGTTACGATGAATTCCTAATGGGGAGAATGATTATATGAAAACTCAATCAAAGGTACTTGCAGCCACAATTGCAACAATTCTTTATTCATCAACTACGTTTGCTGAAAATCACATTCAGCATGTAGTTGATGGTAAAGTGTCACAAACTTGGGTACTTGAAAAAGAAGCAGGTGCTTTATCTAAAAATTCTACAAATACCAAACTTACAATCGACAACATCCCCGGCTACTTATCTGGTCAAGCAGCAATCGACTCATTTTCTCCAGAAGAATTTGAAGCGTTGGCTGACAAGCAAGGTGTTACCGAAGAATTTCTGAAAGAACAATTTCTGAATGATCCTTCATTGAAAGTAGATGCTAATGGCATGTTGCTTTACATGGATGAAGGTGCAAATGATGAACATGACCATGGTTCTAAACCAGTTGTTGCAATGGATGCTCCCGCCGGCACTGACTTGTATAAGTTACATTCAAAACCTAATGCTAAAAGAGTTATCTACTTAGACTTCACTGGCCCGGTTGTCAATGATACCGCATGGTTACAAGGTGCAGTTATTCAAGCAGTTCCTTATACCAAAAACATCTATGCAATTTGGCAAGCTGTATCGGATGACTTCAGTGGTTTCGATGTTGATATTACAACAGAAAGACCAACTGATGAAAACTTGTATCGTTCAGATTTCTACGATGAAAACTTCGGTATGACAGTTGTTATCTCTGACTCCTATGATATGGGTGTTTGTTATGGGTTATGTGGTGGTGTCGGTTACATTGGTACCTATGATATGGTCAACAATAAAAAATATCAACCTGCTTGGGTATTTGCTAAATCCTATCCTGAAGCTGATGCTGTCAGATATCTTAGCAATACTATTTCACATGAAACGGGTCATACATTAGGTCTGTTTCATAAAGGGGTTGGACCTCACGAAGGTTTTCAAGGTACAGAGGCTTACTATGAAGGTCGTTATCATAAACGTTCAGCGATGACAAATGGATGGCATTGGTCATCATGGGCTCCTATCATGGGTAAAGCATATTACTCAACACTTGGACAATGGTCAGATGGCAATTACTTCTGGTCAAACAATCGTCAAGGTGACATTGAACTAATCAACAAAATGATCCCTCTTGTTGGTGATGATGGTTTTTCAACTAAAGAAACTGCGACTACTTTACCTGTGGGTTCTGTTGTTGGTAAAAAAGTCAATATCGCAAAAACAGTTGGCAATATCACTTCATCAACTGATGTTGATTTCTACACATTCACTGTTGATTATGCTGAAAGTGAAGTTGATTTACTAATCACAAATTGTATCTATACCGAATGTACAACTATTGGTACTAATTTTGATGCTGGTAATCTACATATTGCTGCTACTCTTTACAATGAAAGTGGTGATATTGTTCAAGAGTATGAAACTTTGTCAAACAATGTTCGTATTATGAATTCTTTAACACCTGGTAAGTATTATGTTGCTATCAAAGGTGGGTCGTTTACTAAAAAGATTACTGACGAATATGGATCTGAACAAACTTTCAAATCAAATAATGATTATGATGGTTGGACAAACTATGGCAGCATTGGTCAATATACAATCACTGGAAGTTATACTACTACCCCTGCTCCAGTTGATCCAACAGCTGTCATAGATGTCAGTAAAACAAGTGGTGTTGCTCCAGTCACTATCTCTTTCAGATCAAATAGGTCAGATCCAGGTAATAGTGAAATCGTACAATGGACTTGGACCTTTGGAGATGGTCGTTCATCTGACGAAGCTAACCCTACAATCACATATGAACACAGTGGAACATATTTGGTATCCTTAGCCGTCAAGTCAAAAGCTGGATTATATGGATACAAAAATATGACAATCACTGTTACTGAACCTGCTCCTCCTCCCCCAGCTGTGGTTTATACTGGTGGATCAACTTCAGTAAAAAAGTTAGTAATGAAAGCAACAACAACTGCTACAAGTTATAAACCTTATGTAATCGTTACATTGAAAAACAGTAAAACTAAAATCGATAATGCAAGTATAGTAACAGGCAAATTCACAGGGACCTTGAGTAAAATCGGTGCCTTCGAAATAAAAGCAACATCTGTCTATAACAAAAAAGCAAAAAGAATGGAAGTGGTATTTCCTAAAAGATTAGCTAAAAAAATGAAAGGAACAATCACATTCACAGTAGAAAGTATTACTCCTGCGAATACCACAATCAAGTATGATGCAACCTTGAACGAGGTAACAAGTGCAGTGAAAACATTCTAACTAAAAACTGAGAGAAAAGGAGATGATGTAAAAGTCATCTCCTTTTTGCTATGTGTGAATAGAGAAAGGAGAGAGGGAGAAACTGAATAATATATATACCCTTAGTCTGTCAGTTTTTCGAGTAATAAAATCAATAAGTTATACTTAAGCAAAATCCATTATATAGTCTGTCAGTTTTTCTACTAAGATTTCATAAAAATCATCATTTTTCATCAAAAAACCATTGCTATTCTATCACAGAAAAATAGCATTTTGAAAAATAGTAATAAAATCAATAACTTAGAACATATTTCATTTTGAAAAACTGTAATAAAATCAACTGCTTAGAAAAACACTAACTACAAAATTTGATTTTCAAACAACATCTACAATGTATGGTTATTACAAAGACCGATAAATACATCAGAGCAAAATCTCTAGAGACCCTTATTACTTTTACATATATGGAGAACAACTAACATGGCATTCGAATTACTAAACGAATTGCAAACATTGATGAAAGAAGATAAACAGAAACAACAACAAGAGTTCTACTTAGTAGAACGAGTTGATAAACTTCTTGGACATCTTCATGCAATGTTGGCTAATAAAGAAAATCCGCTTGAAGATGTTGATGTTGAAGAACTTTCAACTCAATTAGCTGGATTACAATTACTTGGAAAGAAAGATCACCGTGATGCAATGGATGACTTTTCTAAACTTGATGGAGCAGGTGTTTCTAAAAACTTTTGGAAGTTCCTTGACCAAATTGATGACCCACGTCAATCAAAAGACTTTAGCGACAAACGTTCGGCTGATGAACTATTGAAGTATATAGCAACCACTCATGCACCTTCCGTAGTTGCTGACTGGAAAGCCGCAATTGAAGCAGCTCAATCAGGTGATGTCAAATCTTTAGCAAAAATCAAAGATGCGATTTCAAAAATGTATTCGTTCTATCAAGGACAATGGAGCAAGTTGAACTCACACTTCAAAGTGGGCGGTTCATATGATGACATCGTTCCTTCAATTGGTCCTGCTTCAACTGGTCCAGTTCCTGGAACAGTTCCGATGGATGCAATGAAACAAGCTGCGTAAAATGAGTTCAATATCAGGTCAGGTATTTACAATTAGACCCTGACCTGATATAATAAAATTTTAGAAAATGTGTGTACAGAATATGAAAGATAATAAAATCTTAATATCTTTACAGGAGATTTTTGATACTACAAATCAAACACTTTCATGGGATAAGGTTGGGTCAAAAGATCAAACTCTTTTTACTGTTGAAGGTGAACAGTTTCAACTTTACATTGAAAATTTTGATCTTTCAGAACTTTTGCATGAAAAAGAATACCAATTTGTTTATGAAGTATCATTTACAAAACTAAATACTTTCACTGGAACAAAATCATATAAAAGTGATGGTACAGCAATTACCTCACAATCATTAGCAGTATTTTCTATCGTTATCAATGCGGTAAAATCAAAGATACCGCATGCAGAAGTTATCTTTTTCAATGCTAAGAAAGGAGACGAAGTCTTTGAAAGTCGAAAAGCTTTATACCAACGTCTGACAAGTTCGTTATGTAAACGTATGAACTTGTCGTCTCTCATCAAAGAGTATGATGATTTTGAACTTTATGTGTTGAGCAAAAACTCAATAAATGTAGAGTTAGTAGATCATTTAGTCAAACTCATCTAAAATTGTTTACATAGCTCTAAAAGTTTGATATAATAAACTTTCAAAATACAGAAAAGGTGTGTAGGTTTTTCATCACAAGATCAATCGTTCCGATGGTAATGATTATCTTAACTTATGACTGAAACTTTCATCTTCCCGACAATCCCGTAAGGAGGTTGTTGTGTTGTTGAGGAACGGATTGTCAGCGACGTAATAGGCTGGATCGTGGTTAGACCGAACGCTAACTTTGTAAAAGTCAAGATACTTTTGTAGGTTGTCCATTGCTGAAACTAATGGGATAGGTCTGAATACTTTGTAGTTAGACTGAAGTCTTCGTTATCGACTTTTGAACGAATGATTTTGTGATGAAACACCCTTACACACTTTCTGTTTGTTTTGCTTCTTACTATTCTTTATATGGAGCCGTGTTATATTATGTCAAACGCAACTAACAATTTGTTCAAATCTGTAGTCCCTACTAAAAATGCTACAACTTCTCAATCTCGACCAATCCCTGGTCGTGAAGCTGAAATGGTTTCAAACCACGCAGGTGGAGTTATCTTTCAGTTAGATGAATGGAAAGTTCTTGATCGCTTTTTGATCTTAGGAACTGAAAAGCCAAGCTATTATGCATCAGCTCAAAAGCTTACACAAGATGCTGCGTCCAATGTCCTTGCCCTAATTGCTAAAAACCCTGTTTTAGTTGCCAAACGTGTAGCTGTAATCTCTGATGCTGGTCGAGCACCAAAGAATGATAGTGCAATCTTTGTACTGGCACTAGTGGCAATATCCACAAATCCTCTTGCTCGTGAAGCTGCTTTTGACGCACTTCCAAAAGTATGTCGCACTGGTACTCACTTGTTCCAGTTTGTTGATTTGTACAATGCAATGGGTAAATGGAATGGTGCTGCAAAACGTGGTATTTCAAACTGGTACAATAGCAAAGAAGTATCAAAACTTGCATTTGGTATCTTGAAGTATCAACAACGTAATGGATGGTCTCATCGTGACGTATTGCGTTTGGCTCATGTCAAACCTCATCGTGCTGAACAGACTGCATTGTATGGTTGGGTGACAGCTAAAGATGATGATGTGAAATTTGCTAAAGCCCTTGAAGCCCCAAAGATCGTTGAAAACTATGTGGCATTGCATAAAGATCGTTCAAAAACTTTGGCACTTGAATGTATTGAAAAGTTCAATATGTCTCATGAAATGTTGCCAACTGAACTGTTGAAAGATGCTGACATCTGGGAAGCATTGTTACCTGGAATGGGTTATACTGCATTGCTAAGAAACTTGGGAAGAATGTCTTCAATCGGCATGGGCAAACCATTTTCTCAATCATTGAAAGCAATCGTTTCAAAACTTTCAGATGTTGATGCTCTCAAACGTGGAAGAGTACATCCTATCACAATCTTGAATGCATTGAAAACTTATGCTCAAGGCAGAGGTGACAAAGGTTCATTGACTTGGAATGTTGCTCCACAAATTGTGACAGTATTGAACAAAATGTTCTATGAAGCATTTCAGTTCATCGAGCCAACTGGCAAAAACTACTTGATTGGTATTGATTGTTCTGGTTCAATGTGGGGTACTAGTGTTGTTGGACTAAACAATTTGTGTGCCGCTGAAGTTGCTGCAGTGACTGCTTTGGCAATTGCTAAACGCGAGTCTAACTATCATATCGTTGGATTTGATACTTCTGTAAGCCCATTGAACATATCTCCAGATATGACATTGGAACAGGTATTGAATACTATGCAAAAGTTTCGTTGGGGAGGAACTGATTGTGCTCAACCTATGATTTATGCTGCAAAGCATAAGCTTGATGTAGATTGCTTTATCACTATCACTGATAACGAAACATGGGCAGGACGTATTCATCCAACTCAAGCATTACGTGATTTTAGACAAGTCATGAAAAAGCCTAATGCTTGTAATATCGTTCTTGGAACTTCAGCAACTGGATTTACTATTGCTGATCCAAAAGATCCTCGTCAATTGGATATAGTTGGGTTCGATAGTGCAGTTCCTCAATTGATTGCTGAATTTGTCAATGGCAATTTGTAAATGGGAAACGAGATAGAAAGATTTACATTTGGAGATTTTCTATCTGAAATGAAAAAAGAAAATGCTCTTCCTATCAAATGGGAAGAGCAGCTTTCAGGAGGATGGATAGGTTCTTTTCAAATTGAAGATAAACAATTTCAAGTAATATTACTTGAAGAAACATCAATATCAATTGATAGAGATTATGAAATTGATATTCCGTCAATAAAGAAATATAAGATTTTTAGATTAGATTATCATCAAATATTGAATGGTAAAAGAATAATTGCTAATACTAATAATTTGGGTATCAAAGCAGGACGAGTAATTGGAACTGTTGCACATGGGATAGGTTCTTTACTTCAAAAAGAACATTATAACATTTTGTATTTTATGGCTAAACCTCATGAAGATGGAAGTAAAAATCAAAGAATGACACTATATCCAGCTTTAGCTAAAATTATGACAAAGCAATATGGCGGACAAGTTGGTCATCTTCATTTTGAAGGACAAGTTTTGACTTTTATTCTTGATAATATGTCGTTTGACGAGTCTTCCCAATTACCAAATAAATTTTATTTAGAACTTTCAAAACATTATAAAATGGAATAAGAGAGATGAAAATCATAAGTCCATTCAAAGACTATTATGACTATTTAATTAATTCATATGGAGTAGATGAAAGAATTGTCTATCTCCGTAATTCCGTCAATGTTGATAATGTGATAACCAAAGAAAGATTTCTATTCGATTTTTCTTTTGCTGAAAAAATGCAAAAAAAGTATATTGTTGTCAATGGTAAAAGATACTTGTTTATCAATACTCAACAATGTCAATTTGAAAAACCGCATTGGGTATTGTTTGACTATGAAAAAGCTATTGAAAAATCAAAAGCAACTTTTTCATATGGAAGATGGGCAGGTATGGCTCATACTTATGCTCAAGGTTATTCTTGTGATGAATTGATTGAAATATCTAGAAAAGTTGGTTCTCCAGTTTTTTCAGTTGTTCGTTCAGATTGGATAAGAAATAAAGGATATCAAGTACGCATAGAAGATAACGTTACACGATTGATTGAATATGGATTTGCTAACATTATTCCTGCAGAACAACTATATCAAGAACTTGAATACTTTCTAAGTAATGTATTGAATGAAAGTCCGGATGTCAAACCCCCTGTTACTATTAGTAATGAAGATATGATTGTAAGTAAAGGTTTTGATAAAAAGATTAGCTTCCGTCATAGAAAGAATAAATAGAATATTGAAACTCCCTTTATAGGAATAAATGAAACTCAATGTTATAGTTGCACACGACAATAATCGTGTAATTGGAAATAGTAGTACAAATTCAATACCTTGGCACCTTCCACCAGACTTATTACATTTTAGGAAGATTACAAGAGGACATCCTATCATTATGGGAAAGAATACTTATCTTTCCCTCCCTAAGAGACCTCTTCCTGGTCGTACAAATATCGTCATAAGTAATTCTAATATCTTCGATGAAGATATGCCACATAATGACTTTGAAAACCTTACTGCAAAAGTTCTGGGTTTTTCAGACCTTACTCGAGCAATTATCTACTGTGAAAACTGGTTGAAGGTTGAACAAGCTTTCATTATAGGTGGAGCAAGATTGTATAAAGATGCTATCAAGAACCATCACATTCATACAGTATATCGAACATTAGTTGATGGCGAATTTCCAGGAGATGTAAAGTTTCCAATTTTGAAAGGGGACCAGTGGAAATTGCATCCAGGTGACCCCCTTGAATATGAAGGACTAACGTATTACTTTGATACTCTTGTTAGAAGTACATGATATTGACTTCTGATTGACCAGTCGGTCCAGCGGAAGGATTTTGACCATGATTGGTTTTAGCCCTTCCTGTTGTACTATGAGCAAAAGCCTGTAAAGTTAGTGTTGCCGCTGATCCGCTATTAGCACTAACTGGAACCATGAAGATGATAGGACAAACTGTATCATCCCCCTGTGTAGCATTTGTTTGGGTATATGCTATTTGAGTTCCATTCCATAATAATCTCCATTCAATGGATGTACCATGACCATTTGCTCCATCTGAGTGACAATGAACTCCACTATTGTACAATATCAATGCAGTTTTAGTTGAACTGCTAAATGTTGGTACTGTTATAGAATGCTGTTTTACATTCGCCCATCCTGAAGTATATGTACTTGTAGCAATATCAATAACA